GAGGGCGACTCCGGTGACAAGTTTGCTCATACGGGACATTTCTCTCACCTCGCCAGGATGCGGGTGCTGTGTGGGTAAGGCTCAGGCTCGCCGGATGAATTAACGACAGACCTTGATGGGGGTTTCCGGGAGCCTGAAATAAAAAAAGGCCCGCTTTTCAGCAGGCCTAACTGAGTTTCAATCTAAGTAGGTAGGTATGTTACCTTGCCATTATCCGTGCAACAGCTGTGTCGAGCAGCGTCACTGACCGGTCAGGATGTCCGGCCAATGGTTCTGGCCTGGTTCACAATTTAAAGATAGCACCAGTTTCGAAGCGGAAATAAAAAAAAAGCCTGCTCGGAAGAACAGGCTCCAAAAGCACTAATTATGTTTACATACAGGTGCCGGGTGCCTCCCGGTGACTCGTTACCAGTTATACGAGCCGCAAGCATATCTGCACATAACAGTTAACTGGATTGCCCCACCGCACAGGGGGATTCACCACTTATAATCCTATACCATATATAGAAGCTCATCGGTGTTTATTTCAGGCATATGGCGGCGTTAACGGTCCTGATAAAATCTCAGCCTCACCGTTATCGCAGATGTCATCGTCTAGCGTGAGATGCCATACACCCATTATGGTTCGGCCAGTTTCGAGGTCTTCGGTTTCGTCTTTGGTGTAGTAGGCAACCTGAACTCTGCCGTTGTGCTGTATCCAGTAGAAACCTTCTTTCATAGCTTTCTCTCCCTTTCACTAATGGGAGTGTACTATCTGAACTCAGGCTGGGGTTAGAAATTCTAAAGTATGCCTGTAGACATACTTAGCTCGGCCAGTTGAGATTCGTCGTCCACCTCAGAAATCGGATCGGACACTAAGCCACCTCTTATGGCCGTGAGTCCTCTCAGAAATGAGGGGAAACAAAAAGAGCCACCCGAAGGCAGCCCTCTTAAATGCAGTGAGCCCCAGCAAAATGAGGCCGAGATATCGTTTTAAGTCCGTGGCGTAGAAACCACTCTTAACAGACTACGATAGTTTTTGCGTACGCGTTAGAGATTTCGTATGCTGCTGAAAATTAGATTCTAACTAGCAAGGATAATGCGATGGCGAGTGTTGACTTTAGCTTTGAAGGGCTGTTAATTGAAAGAATTATCGCACACAGAGTTTTCCCTAAAAGCGCTGATAAAACGTTAATTCCTCCTAAGACCAGTAAATCTTTAATGGTTTTTAAACAGGATGCCTTAGATGCGTTTCAGGTAAGAATTACTGAAGCCTTAGCAAGCAAATCTCATGGTATTGAAATGTCTATTGGTGGCGTTGGTGATGATTGCTTTTTAAATTTATCCGCTTCTACTTTTTCTAAAGGCACAGATCATTTCATCAAAGTTACTGAGCGACTTGCAAGTAAACTTAATGAATCCCAATACAATAGTTCAGCACCTGGTGGAATCTTGGCGGTTCTGTCAGGCCGAGTTGGAAATGATTCACTCCCATTCCTTGCTGTCATTAAAGCTGAAACACAAAACGGATTCAGAACTATTGAAAATGAAGAACAGGTGACAATGGAGTTTATTGCTGAGCTTCTTTTAACTCCAGCACAACGTTTTTATAAAATTGGATTACTAGTCCAAACTAATGCACTTCCCCCTGATACTGATGGTAACTATAACAGCACTCACTATCGAGCATTTTTGTTTGACCATCTTATGACATCTACTGAAACAAAGAATGCTGCTGGCTATTTTTACTCTCGATTCCTAGACATGGATATTAGTAAGTCCTCAAAAAAACTCACTCAGGATTTTTTTGAACACACAAGGGATTTTATTAATACAGCTCAAATTGATGAAAGTGATAAATTTGCACTGCATGAGGCATTAAGAAGTGAGATGCGCTCAAGAAAAACAACTTTGAGTTCAGCTGATTTTTCTGAAACAAATCTACCTGAAGAAATGCAGGGAGATTATTTGGATTTCATGAAAAGTAAAAATTTCCCTTCAGCTGCGGTCACCAAAGATAATGGTTATATTGAGTCCAAGCTTAAAATAAGAAACAAGCTCGTTTTCTCAAATGATGTATGGGTCTCCGTCCCACCTGATCAGTTAAAAAATCTTGTGGAGATCATGCCATCCGACGATAATGAGTCTACCCTCTTAAAAATTAAAGGTCGACTTAAAAGTCAACAGTAATGAATATCAATGAGTTCCGCGATTTCTTACAGACACACCAGGATGCTTATGCAGCTTGGGGGAGATTTGTGTCTGAGGAAATTAACGATGCTCTTCGCAACGTGTTGGGGGATGACAAAGCACGACTTTTACTAAAGATTCATTCAGAACCGAGGCTCAAGACAATCGCATCTGCACTTGGGAAGGTCAGTCGAAAAGGATATGACAATCCCGTAGTGCAAATGACTGATTTAATTGGTGTGCGGTTTGTAGTTTTGCTTTCTGTTGAAATCAAAACTATCAGCGACATAATTGAGAGTTGTGACAAATGGAATGCAACTGTATCTAAAGACTACTTAACAGAAATTGATGTCAACCCCAAAATTTTTGACTACCAATCCCGACATTACGAAGTCAGGCCAAAATCTAGTTTTCTTTACTGTGGTGAAAGAATTACACCTGAAATGTGTTGCGAAGTTCAGGTTAGAACTTTGCTTCAGCACGCCTATGCTGAGTTAGTTCATGACAGCATTTACAAGCCTACAGGTGATGTACCTAAAACGGCTGAAAGGCAGATTGCTCGTAGTATGGCATTAATGGAAACCACGGATGATCTGTTCTGCAAAACAATGGAAATCCTTGCTGATAACAGCAAGGATAGGAATGAACTATATGATTTTCTTTCTGAATATTATTCACAGGAAATTGGCAAACAATACATTTCTGAAGATATAAATGTTAACTTTTCAGTTATTGATACATTTAAAGATTACATTGATTCTAACTTGCCAAAAAAAATACATACCTTCCTCGGCGAGAAAAAATATATACCTAAAAGAATAATCAGCAGATCTGAGTACAATCCACTATTTAGTCAACCATGTATATTGTTTGTATACTGGTTGGCGAGCCAATTAGACTCAAAAGAAATGCTGTCAAAATGGCCACTGCCAGGTAATATCAATGGCTTAGAATTAGTATTAAGTGATTTAGGAAAAAGCATTTCGCGTTAGATAGCCAGCCTTTCGACCGGCTTATTTATTTACCATTTCGAGTCTAACATTGCAATACAACCATCAACAAACCCCATAGCTGCCTGCAATTCCTTTCTAATTGTACCATCAGAACACTTTCTTTTTCTCGCAATGGTGCGAAGTGAGATTCCCATAACAAAATGAGCAATGATTAGTTCATACTCTTCTGGTTTATATCTCTTTAAGCGGGATACACATCCATCAATCATGATCCCTTCATCGTCGGCACACTGAAGTCGTGATTTCTTACCATGTGGCAATAGCCCTTTGAAACCTGCCGCAATTGGTTGCCAGTCAACACCACTACTTTCTGCAGCAGCCCAAGCACCCCATAGGTCCATTACTTCATACATATCGCGCATGTTATCTCCACTGTTCATGCTAATACGCCGATAGCCAGCGCACGATCTAAAAAACGAAACAGCAGCGTTAACTGGTCGCCGTATTTCGCCTCAAATGCCACAGGGCCAGCATGCAACTCGTCGTGATGCTCTCTGCACAGAGGTATCACAAACAAATCATGCGCCTTTGTACCCATTCCACCCTGCCCGTGACCTATCAGGTGGTGGGGATCATCTGCCGGGTTGTTACAGCACATGCACTGCTGCGTCTTAACCCAGCGGGTGTACTTCTCATTTTCCCAGCGGCGGCGTTTCGGCTTGAGCATGAAGGATTCCGGGGTATCTGGATCAACCTTCACCGCCACTATCTTTTTTGCTTTCTCCTGTAGCAGTTCTACAGCTGGTAACGATGGGGTGATATCACTTTCGCGCATCACAGATTGCATGGGCTCTGGCTGTAGTCTCAGCGCCTTGATTGCCATACTTTCCGGTATAACGTCTGCCAGACCGTTCTTTACCAACCACCAGCAGAACTCCGGCAGCGTAAGCACGTGGTCTTCACTGAAGCCAAGTTGACCGCTTACGGTCTTCAACAGCCAGGATACCAGGTTTTTACGTGCAATGCCTGCCAGCCTTTCAGTGGACTGATCACGCAACTGGTTATCACATCCCCAGCAAAGGAGAATACTGCCGGGTTCGTGGCGCATGATGGTGAATTCGTCCGCGTGCCAGTCGTTATGCGGCCACTGACATTCTCGTTTTTTCATCAAACAGGCATCAAGAACAGCCAGACCACCAGCACGCTGTATCACCCTGGGGTTTTCAAAAACAAACTGCAAACTGGCATCATCAGCCAGCGGCTGATGGGATTGTGGTAAAGCTCCGGAAGGCATGTCTGCCAGCTGCTCGCCGGGAGTTTCGATCACAACGCGCCCCTGGCGGAACAACCACATCAGTTCGCTACCGGGGCGAAAGAGCACGACCCCGGCAATGGGGGCAATCTCAGGTGTCAGTAATGCCCTCACGATTTTGGCTCCGTCTTAATCCCATGAATGGCGATAGATATCTCAACCTTTCCACCGGGCACCTGCGGCCCCCACTCCACCAGCATTCTCTTAACTTGGCTGTCGTCCTCCCAAACACCAGCATGAGTGAGAGCGTCGAATAGCGCCTTGTTGTAGTTGTCGATATCACGGCGGCGCGCGTCTGGTGGATAGAGCACGATCTCTACCGCTGCTGCTGCCGCTGACGGTTTCGGAAGGCGGCGAAGCTGTTCAATGATGGCTGCACATGCTGCGCTCTGATATGCCCTGCCATTTGCGCTGATCAGATGCCGACCTTTAAGCGGGCCGCTGTTCGGTGCGCGCCAATAGGTGTTAACGCTTGGTGGGAAAGGAAGGATCAACTTCATGGTTTCACCCCGCGCTCTTCCAGCCAGGCGACTGCAATTTCTATGGCACCCTGTTCACCGTTAACAAGCGCCTTCATGATAGAAACGACATCCATATCCCATTCTTTTTTGAGAACGGTTATTCCCCGCGCCGCGCCAGGCGCAACGGAGAGGTAGCCCTTCTTCTGTAGCGATTTAACATGGCCTGCTGCGGCGTTTCCGGATGAGCACCCAATCAGCCCAGCCAGCTCTGATATCGTTGGCGGAAACCCTGTACGCTCTTTGTAGAGGTTGATGGCGGCCAGCACTTCACTCTGACGTGGTGTTAATCCGATCATGACTCCACTCCATAACGCCCGTTCAGGCGACCAATTTCACTGTTAAACTTCACCAGGCTCATGAATCTGCCCCCCTGAAACCTGCAGGAATTTTGCTGTAATCGGTGCCCTGGAACGAGGAACGGAATACACCGTCTTCGCGTACCCACTCCCCATTTACTCGTGCCGGACGATTAGCCTTGTGCCAGCCGTTTGCTGATTTTAGGTAGCCCGGAAACTTAGACGGCTGGAACAATGTCTGTGGCCGCAGGTAGTCAGACATTTTCAGATCGTCTCCCCACTTGGCGTTGCAGTAGTCCACCACCAGCGACAGCTCTTCCACGGTGAACCCTTCGCCAATACGGGCACGGATGTTTTGCAACGAGGTGGTTGAAACCTGATAACGGGAGTTGGTTACGTGGTTCAGGTGAACCAAAACCTGTTTCGCCTGATCGGTAATCATCACGTCACGGTCGGGTTGCGACGCAACCGGACAAGAAGGGTTTTTATTCTCTGTAGTACTCTCTGTTGTATTCTCTGTAAGAACATCAGTGCATTTTGACCTGATGACATCGGTTCGTTTTGACCCGGTGGAGCGTTTCACACTGACCTGTTCCATTGGTTCATTTTGACCTGATGGACGAGCGCATTTTGAAATCATGGATTTAGTCACTTTGACCTCGTCTAAAAGCTCGCTTTCGTAGTTGATCGTGTAGTAGTTCGTCATGTCGCGCTGGGACTTGTTTAGCTGCTCAATTTTGAGCACGCCGAGGGTCTTCAGGCGGGTGAAGGTGCGCTTCAGAGTGGACTCAGACCAGAACGGGAACTGCTCCAGCCACTGCTCGTTGGTGTTATAAATCCAGCGCACGCCGTCGCGCTCCAGACCGGAGTTTGTCTCTTTGAGCCAATAGTTCACCTGCTGCAACGCAATCGCCTCATTAAGGCCAATGCTGTAAGCAAGGTCAGGGTTTATTACTATTGGCCGGGATGGCATTAACAGGCTCATGGCAGTCCTTTAACTCTGTAAATTTGCGCTGGAATTGCTCAAGAGGGCTGAAGCACTCATGTTCGTAGCCGTCTCGCAGGTATATAACGCGTCGACTCTCTGGCTCCCACCGGATAACCCGAACCGGGACGCCGTAGTGGTCTCTGAACCTGCGATCAAGCTCTGGCATAAGACCTCCGCTTTACGACGCCATACACCCACGATTGCAATCGCCCGACTGTGGTTACACGGAACCCAACGGCCTGATACCATGCGCTCATACCGAAACGACGAGGCCCCATGCACTGGAACGCCACGTAGTTGCGGCAGACGGTGATTTACCGTTAAACTGTTCATGCGTTAGTTTCTCCACTGATACGACACGCCACGACGCCCGGAGCTGCACACTCGCGGGCGTTACTCTTTTCTGGCGCGCAGAAAACGCGATACAGCAGCGTTAAATGCTCTTGCCACTTCGCCATCACCTGGTAACTGTTCTCTTCGATTTGCACGCGTTCGGCCTGGTCAATGACGCCATCAGCGGTTGCCTTGCGGACAAACTTGGAGTGCTCACTGATCCACTCAATGGTTTCCATCAGGCGCTGATTGATGTCGGCGTTATCCACATCCTCGATATCCACCAGCGGGACGTTGACGCTGTTCGACTGGCGCGATACCGCATCAGCGATATGCTTGGTGCCGCTGGCCTGCTGGAGAACCATCGCCCAGCCCATTGGGAAAATCTGATCACCGCCGGTGCGCAGGCGGTTAAAAAGTGCATCCTCAGTCACGCCAAGCCATTCAGCTGCTTCGGCATAACCACCCGGCAGGCTTGAGATGGTCTTTTTAATTGCCGCCACCAGCCATGCGGGTTGCTTTTCGACTTGCCAGTGTTGTTGGTTATCCACGGTTAACTCCTTGATGCTGTGGTATCTTTTCTTCGCGTTCTTGGTTACTGTTTCGGGTAGATGTCAGGCCGCAAATCAGATTTGGTTATTGCACCTGCTGTGATCTCTTCGAGCTTTTTAGCGAGGGCGAATCCTGCCTTTTTGTAGCCGTTGAAAACCAAACGCAGATAACCGGGGGTTGATTTGACGCTAACTGCTAATTCGCACTGCTGCTCTTTCGATAAAGAGTCCCAATACTCTTTCATAATATGTACCTCCTGTGTACATATTACATGAATAATATGAACCTACAAGGTACTTGTACCTTTAAGGTACACAATGTCTAATTCTGGGATGAAAACGATTCAGGAAATTAGGCGTTTAAACGCCAGAAAGCTGCGTGACGGTGTCGGCGGAAACACTTACTTCGCCACCATGATCGACAGAGAACCTACCCAAACCAGCAGGTTTATGGGGGATGGCGCGTCTAAAAATATTGGCGATGCAATGGCTCGTCATATTGAAAAATGCTTTGATTTGCCATTAGGCTGGTTGGATCAGGAACACCAAACCACTAATGTTGCAAAAAGTCCTGACGTATCAGACACTAATAGAAATATAACATTGGTTCCGGTTATATCCTGGGTGCAGGCAGGAGCATGGACGGAAGCTGGCTTTGCCGAGGTTGACTTGAGTAGTGTTGAAACTTATCCGTGCCCTGTGCCGTGCGGACCCATGACCTATATCTTGCGCGTGATTGGTGACTCTATGATCGATGAGTACCGTCCGGGCGACATGATTTTTGTAGATCCCGAAATTCCAGCATGCCATGGCGATGACGTTATCGCGTTAATGCACGATTCAGGAGAGACCACCTTCAAGAGGTTAATTGAGGATGGCGGCAGTAAGTACCTGAAGGCCTTGAATCAAAGTTGGCCGGAGCCCTACGTTAAGATAGACGGCAGCTGCTCTATAATCGGTACGGTGATCTTTTCAGGAAAACCTCGAAGGTACCATAACAAAATTTAAATTTTAAACTTGAGCCTGCGGAAGCGGGCTTTTTTGTGCTTGACAATGTACCCTAACGGTACATAATGTACCTAAAAGCAACAGCGAACAGGCAGGATGCCCACGTAGTAGCCGCCCCAGGCGTATGAAGATGGGGATGATTCGCCAGAGGAAATTAGAGGGGGGTTGAGATGAGCAAGTCAGGAAGAGTAGTTGAGATGCGTGTTAACGGTGCGCCCCTGGCGGCACTGAAACAGATTGTGCTGTTGCTGCTGACTACATCCAGTTTATGGAGGCACTCACCCGGGCGCTGATGGTTCCAGAAGCACTGAAGCGTGAAGCCAACGCTTCCGGGAAACCATTTTACATCCGGGATTTGCAACGTTCGGCTCTGCGCCTCTCACTGATTCCACAGATCCCTAATGAAGGAATCAACGCGAATCGTGTTCGCATTGCGCGATGCTTGTAAAAAACGCTCAACGATGTGATCCGGCAAGTGAGTGTTCCATTTTTTAAAGTCACGCCCCGGGTAGTGATCAGTAAAAATTCTTTTTACTGCCGCCTCACCAGTTGGTACGTCGGGAACTAGCGAGTTTTGGTGAAGACATGTGGCTATAAGAGTTGATTTAAGCATCTGTTTTCCTTGCTTGGCTTGAACTCCTGTAAGGATAGCACTGAGCATGAAGTGGTGAAAAGACAGGCACACAACATGGAAGCGCACTCCTTCAAACCAGTTATGGGTGACAGGTGTGAAATACTGGAGTGCGCTTCCAGATGTGTGGAGAACTAACCGGCGATGGCAGTCGCCCGCTTCATTAAGCGCCCTACCCTGGGTGCTTATTAAAGCGAACCAAAATCATTTTTTCTCGCCGTAAGGCGCGGGATTCGTGCAACCAAAATTCAGCGTCGTGCAGGACGCTTATATAACGGAGAAACTAACCATGACGAACGCACAGACCGTCACAGAGTTACAACCACGCATGACCAGAGAGCAGTTGATCGACGCTGCCCGTAAAGCAGCCCCTCTCCTTCCCCCAGCTTATCGCGGGATCATGACCGAACTGGCTAACCGTCTGGACTATACCAGCGTCGCTCTTTGTGAAGCCATGGCACAGCGTAAAGAGCTGGCCACACAGAACGCTACTCTTCGTGAAGACGTAACAAGCTGGGCCAGAGAGTGTGATCGCCTCGAAGAGCGGCTCACCAAAACACCAACCAATATGCACTTACTCGAAGCGCAGCGGGAATTACTTGAACTGCCCTCTGTTGCCGTTTGTGTAAATAACGAGGTGGCTCTCTAATGGCTAACTCATTTAAGCAGATGTCCCGCGACGGGACAATCAAGCGTACCGACACTGGAATGTTCATCAGCCTCGACGATATTCACGTTCGCGCAGGTTTCAACAAGCGTCATGACGACGATGAACGCACCATCCAGGCAGACGACGAACTGTTTACCTATCTGATGAACGGTGGTTCGGTTCCTCCATTGGAAGTTATCGCACGTGATGAGGGTGGTGTTTGGGTTGTTGAAGGCCACCGCCGTCGCCGCTGCTATGAGCGCTGCCGCGCCGCGGGTAAGCCCGTGGACCGAATTCACATTATGCCGTTCAACGGGAACGATGTTCAGCGCCTAGCGCGGATCATGACCAGCAATAACCAGCTGCCCCTTTCCGATATTGAGCAGGCTGCTGTTATTCAGGAGCTGCACAACGCCTTCAACCAGACCACCAGCGAGATTGCGAAGCTGGTCAACAAGTCAATCGGTACGGTTGAAAAATTACTGACGCTCAGCACCGCAAATTATGACGTTCAGCAGGAAGTTAAATCCGGGGCCGTCTCCGTAGATGTTGCTGTTGATCGCGTTAAAGAGTACGGCGAAAAAGCTGGCGAGGTGCTGCAGCACGATAAAGCTGTTGCTGCTGCCCAAGGTAAAACGAAAGTTACCCGCAGCGCTATCGCCCCAGAACTTAGCATCAAGAACGCGCGTCGTTTCGTGGAGTTGATGGCCCAGGCTGAAATCAGTGACGAAGGTGTGTTCACCATCCAGGGTACAGCGCTAGCAGAGGCCCTGTCCATTATCGACGAATACAAAGCGATTGCTGAGGCACGAGAAACTTATCGCCTGTCTCAACCAATACCTTCCGCTGAGGTACGCGGGAAAATCCTTTACGTTTCACTCGGTGGAGAAGAAATCGGGTCGGCTCCCATCTATCGCGGCAAAAATGTGAACTTAAACGGTGTAGTCACCAGCCAGTCTAAGGCTGTGGCCCACTTCGTTAAGCAGCACAAACTTCAGCAAGAGGCGAATCATGACAACCAGTAAACCAATGACCGGCGAACAACTGGACGAATTGATGACTGTTGCAGTTCGTATGCAGCGTGATGCTGAAGCTAATCGCAATTTCCCTTCTGCCAACTTCGCTTATGCAGTTCAGGTTGCTGTTCTTGAGCTTCGCCGTACTCGTGAAATTTCCTCGGCGCTGGCTGCGGAGAATGCGGCACTGAAAAAGTACATCTGCGATGAGTGCTATGTGGAGAACGTCAGGACTGGTCATTATGCCTGCGCTGGTCATGGCATTCCTTCTACCCCGGCTACCGACTCCTATTTGGCTGAAGTGCGTGCGCAGGGTGTGGATGCTGCTATCGAGCACCTGAGCAAGAAATTCGAAGGCACTGGTCACATCGGCGTGCCGGTAATGGCGCTCGAATGGCTGGCTCAGGAACTTCGCAGAGGAGCTGCTCAATGAGCGATGAAATCAAATCTCTGATCGACTCCGGCGCGTTATTTGTTTCAAACCATAGCGGAGGTAAAGATAGCCAGGTCATGCTGATCAAACTACTTGAGATAGTACCTCCGGATCAGCTTATCGTTGTGCACGCATCGCTTGGCATTATTGAATGGCCTGGTGCACTGGAAATGGCAGAAACGCAAGCCAAAGATGCAGGACTGCATTTTATCGTTGCCAGAGCCAACAAGACCCTTTTCGAGATGGTTGAGCGGCGCTTTCAGAACCGGCCAGAAGTTCCAAGCTGGCCGTCATCCAGTACAAGGCAATGCACCAGTGACCTGAAACGTGGGCCAATCCAGCGTGAAGTTCGTCGCTATGCAAAGGCTCATGGATTCAAAAATATCGTGAACTGCCTAGGTTTACGCGCCCAAGAGTCCCCAGGGAGAGCAAAACGGCAGGTGTTTAGCAAAATGGGGATTAGCAACTCAGTGAATACTTGGTACGAATGGCTTCCAGTTCATGAGCTATTAACTGATGAGGTATTCGATACCATTAAACAGGCTGGACAGGAGCCGCATTATGCTTATGCGCTGGGTAATGAGCGTCTGAGCTGTGTGTTTTGCATTATGGCCAGCAGGAACGATATGAGGAATGGAGCTCATCATAACCAGCCACTGCTTGAGCAATATGCCAATCTGGAAGTTAAAACCGGGTACACCATGCATATGAGCAGGATACCAATCCGAGTCCTAGCGGCAGGCGATGAGAAACAAGAGCGTGCAGCATGATCATATTCACCAATAAGCAATTAATTGATCAGGCGCGTGAAGAAGTTGCTTTCTGGCGCGAGCGTGACGAGCTTATTCCGTCTCAGCAAACAGCTTTACGCCTGCACCTGGCTGAAATCGCCATGGTGGCATTGATGACACCGGAGCCGTAGCCGGTTGCTGATGTAGTAGCCTGGTCATCTCCGAGCGAGGAAAGGACCTGCGATATTCGCTGGCGCCGACATGATGTTAAGCCGGGTCCGTTATACACCGCCCCGCCAGTGCTGGTAGTGCAGGATGAAGTACGCGATGCCATCAATCGCCTGCTGGTTAGCGATGGTAGTCGAGGTACCTTCAACGCGGTGCGGAGCTATGACGCTCGCGAGGAATTGGAGCGGCTGCTCTCAGCAGCACGGCAGGAGGAGGATCCGCAAATAAAAAAGTAAACCAATGTGGTAGTTGTTGTGACTGGTTCCGCAATGGTTGCGGGACCAGTATTTTCAAAGAATGACCGGGTGCAGCCGGTAAAGTGGAGAATAAGCCATGAAGCAAATGCTCACGCTTGAGGAATGGGCAGCAGAGAAATACCGGAGCAGTCCACCAGCTTTGAATACTCTGCGCCGATACGCTAAACAAAATCTATTTTCCCCACCAGCGATGAAACAGGGTCGTAAGTGGCGAGTAAGGGAAGATGCAGAACTTGTAGGCGAATTGGCCAAGCCGAATATCCGAAAGACTGACTCGCCAATACTACAGAGGATTCTTGCTGATGGCAGCTCGACCACGTAAAAACAATGTTTCTGTTCCGAACCTTTACCCTCTCTACAGTAGAAAGGTAAATAAAGTTTATTGGCGCTATAAACACCCGATCACCGGCAAGTTTCATGCGCTGGGCACGGATGAGGCAGAAGCTATAGCGATCGCTACTGAAGCTAACGCCCGTCTAGCGGAACAGAGAAGCCGGCAAATTCTGGCGATCAGCGATAGGATCGCAACCAGTAAAGGAAAAGCTATAACAACTAATACATGGCTTGACCGTTATTGGAAAATTCAGGATGAAAGATTGAAGAATGGTGATATCAGGCCGAACACATATAAGCAAAAGGCTAAACCCGTGTCCCTCCTTCGCGAGACCGTAGGAATGAAATTGATATCAGCCGTCGATGTTCGAGATGTTGCCCAAATACTAGAGTCGTATGTAACAGAGGGCCAGCCAAGAATGGCACAGGTCATACGCTCAGTGTTAATTGATATATTCAAAGAAGCTCAACATTATGGAGAGGTGCCGCCTGGGTATAACCCAGCTCTTGCCACTAAGCAGCCGCGTCGCAAAATCACCAGACAGCGTCTTAACCTCGACGAATGGCAAAAGATTTTCGAAATAGCTAACGCCCGCCATCAATATATGGGTAACGCAATGCTTTTGGCGCTTGTTACTGGTCAGCGCCTCGGGGATATTTCCAACATGAAGTTCAGCGATATTTGGGATGACCATCTTCATATCGTTCAGGAAAAGACGGGGAGCAAGCTGGCAATTCCTCTTTCTTTGAAATTGAATGCGATTGGGTGGTGTCTCAGGGATGTTGTTGCACGCTGCCGTGACTATGCTGTCAGTCCTTATTTGATTCATTTCTTCCGCGCCACCTCAATGGCACAACGCGGAGCGCAGGTAAAATCGAACACCATAACAATGAATTTTAGTAAGGCACGAGACAAAGCGGGCATTAACTGGGGGGGTGGCACTCCAGCAACATTTCATGAACAGCGTTCATTGGCAGAGCGTTTGTATGATGTACAGGGAGTAAACACCCAAACGTTGCTGGGGCATAAGTCTCCCCAGCAAACAGCAAGATATCACGATGATAGAGGTAAAGACTGGAACTATATCGAACTATGAATTACATTATTTAACGAATAACTAGATTACGTTGAACTAGCCAATCTACAACAGCGTCTAAATTTGAACCAAATGGAAAGAACGATCCTGATAATATTTTTTTTACCACTCTTTCTTTTTTAGTAGTGCTATGAGGAATATGGTATGCATGTTGTTTATTAGAGCTTATGTATTTTCCTATGCGATGACACATATAATCCTCTGAGCTTTTAGAGATACAAAGAGCCGCATCGAAAGTAATTATAATATATTTAATATAGCTATAAAAAATCACGGAGTCCCTTATCGAAATCTCAATCTTACTATCTAATATTGGTTGAGATAAATTTATAGGGAATTTTGTCAACTGACCACGAAGATTAAGAATAGAATTAACCTCACTATAGCAATCAATTATCTCCTGATTGACATTACCTGAACCGTGTATAAATGAGTTTCTGATCTCTTTGAAGTATCGATACATTATTAGAAAATCGTTAATTCTGCCCCATCTATTCATTTTATTGGTTGAAACGGTACCGAAAAAATTATTTTTTATAAAATCTGAGGCATTCATATTTACTTTTGAAATCACCCTCATGTATCCATTAATTCCATTCGTAGTAGGAAATTGAAGTGATTTTCTGGCTTTCTCATCACCTGGTAGAACGTACTCACATATTTTTTCTGCCCATGCCTCATACATTGTACACGCTTCAAAGATCAGGGACTTACTAAAATGGTGTACATGTTCATCCCATTCCTGGCTCAAACAAACTGCTTCTAGATCTATCCCACCGGGTATATCCAAACCTGTCAAAAATTTCTCTTTTAATATTTTATTATTAATATTAGGAAAACAATGTTTAAAGCCTTTAACCTGCCACCACATTTCTCGGAGCCCAGCATAACTTGCCCAAGTGAAGTTCAAAAACTCCCCCATTTGCTCATTGATATTTTGTGTTTCAATAAAAAAAGTTTTCCGGCTCATCGTCATCAGTGTGCCTTTTTTGATAATTAATTTTGATAAAGTTTTGATAACCGTTCGAAAGCTAATAATAAAAACGGGAACCAACAGGCTCCCGTTTATATCAAAACTGAAATCCGGATTACATGTTTTCGATGATCGCGTCACCAAACTCTGAACATTTCAGCAGTTTAGCGCCTTCCATCAGACGTTCGAAATCGTAAGTTACG